AGAGGCAAAGGCCATTTTTGAAAGCCAGTGCAAAAAGTTGAAAAGTATATAAGTGATGTGCAATCTGGCGCAGTGCCAGTTTGTGAACACGTGCGCAATGCCGTCGATAGATATGTGGCGGATCGTGCAGCGGGTTGGGGATTCTCTGATACCTACGCTTTGCACGCTGTCGATTTTATCGAGCAGCTCGAGCATAGCACTGGAGAATATGCCGGGCGTCCGTTTGAGTTGGAACCATGGCAGGCTTTTATTGTTTGGAATCTGTTTGGGTTTCTGAATGAGGATGGAAGCAGAAGGTTTACACGTGCTTACGTTGAGGTCCCGCGCAAGAATGGCAAATCTACCTTCAGCTCGGCGCTTATGCTTTACGGGCTTATTGCTGACGATGAATCTGCGGCGCAGGTTTATAGTGCGGCTACAAAGTTGGACCAGGCCATGATGGTCTTTGGGGAATCGGTGAGAGTTTGTCAAAATCTGCCATGGCTGAATGAAGCGTTGACTGTTAATAATTCTGTGAATAACCGCCGCATCCTTTACGGGCAATCCATCTACAAACCTTTGGAGTGGAACCCGGGCAAGCAGGACGGACTCAATGCACATTTCTGTTGTATCGACGAATATCACGCGCATCCCAATGATGAGCTATACAACGTAATCCGTAACTCAATGGGGGCGAGGCGGCAGCCTTTGCTGTTCACAATCACGACAGCAGGATTTAATCGTGAAGCGCCCTGCTATAAACACAGGCAGTACTGCGCAGGTGTGTTGAGTGGCAATATAAAAGACGATGCTTTATTTTCAGTCATCTATACTTTGGATGAGGGGGATGATTGGACAGACCCGGCAGTATGGGCCAAGGCCAATCCAAACTGGGGCATTTCTGTAAACCCAAGGCAATTGGAGCAAGGACTAACTGAAGCCAAGGAGTTCGTGCACAAGGAGGTTGAATTTAAGACGAAACTGCTGAACGTTTGGACTGATACGGCAATGACTTGGATAAGCGACAGCGACTGGAAAGCCTGCGATGGCGCGGACGATCTCGAAGGCGCTTTGTGTTATGGTGGGTTGGATTTGGCAAGCACGGGCGACTTTTGCGCATTCACGCTATACTTCCCAGAGTTCCACGCAATTCGGTCGTGGTATTGGTTGCCTGCTGAAACGGCCTACAAAAGAAAGGACGCAGCCGGGCAATCGATTAGACAGTGGGCGAGTGATGGGCATATCGAGTTAACGGATGGCAATGTAACAGATTACGCATTTATTAAGGCGCGAGTTATTCAATTGGCGCAGCAGTACGACATCAAAGACATTGCATTCGACCGCTTCAACTCTTCGCAGCTTGTAATTGAATTGCAAAATGAAGGGCTGCAGATGTTCCCCTTTGGACAGGGCTTTGTTAGTATGTCGGCACCCACTAAAGAACTGGAGCGACTCACAAAGGACAAACAGATCAGACACGCGGGCAATCCTGTTACTCGTTGGATGATGGGCAACATTATGCTGCGCACAGATCCCGCGGGCAATATCAAAATAGACAAAGCCAAGTCAGGCGATAAAGTCGATGGACCCGTAAGTATTGTGATGGCGTTGGGCACTTGCATGCAGGATGCCGCAAAAGAAAAAGAATCCGATTTTTGGTTTGTAAGCTTATGAAATTCTTAGACGATTACATGCAGGAATATTACAACAACCTCCCGAAATATCGGACGTACGAGGATGCCTACAACGCTACCGAGGAAAAGTACTTTGGCAAGTTTGGGGTGAGGCGGTATAAAAACTATGATGTATTTCGGGCGGCGCTCAGCAGGTGGTTGGCCCAGGGGCGAAACAAATGAGATTTGTTAACGTGAGTAATTTGGAGCAGTTGTAATTTGCGGGCGATGAATTTAAGATTCTGGCAGCCAAGAAAGGAAAAGCGAAGTTCACTGTCGCAGCCAACGGATTGGCTTATCAATACTTTACAAAATGTTTTCGGCTATCAAACAAAAAGCGGCCAAGCTGTTAACGACCGCACGGCTTTATCTATTGCGTCAGTGCATGCGTGCGTTAGAGTTATTGCGGACGGTATTGCAGGGCTTTCTTTAAAGTTGTACAAAGATGATGGCATTGATCGTGAGCAGGTTGTGGTCCACTACGCTACGGCATTGGTGAACGAACCAAACCCCTACCAAACCAAATATGATTTCACCAAATACATGGTGAGCCACTTGGCGCTAAAGGGTAACGCTTACGCTTTTATCAATCGCGACAGCAGATATTTGGGCATTGAGTTGCACCCGATTGCACCTGATTACGTTCAGCCAATCATGCAAGACGGGCAACTGTTCTACAAAGTAAATCGCAAAGGATTCCCTGGCATGATTCCCGCCGCCGATATGTTGCACTTTAAGGGTTTGTGTGGCGATGATCCGCTTGTAGGGTTGAGCCCTATTGTGGTGCACGCCGAAACCTTGGGCATTGACTTGGCAGCAATTAGCCAGAGCGCTGGGGTTTACAAAAACGGAGTGCTTAAATTCTTGTTAACATCCGACGCACAGATTAAGCCAGAGCAGGCAGTGCCATTGAAGAAAAGCCTTGACGATGTTATAGATGGGGCAAGCCGTAGCACAGTACTACCTAACGGGATCAAGATGGAAAAGCTAAGCCTTAGCCCTGAGGAAGCCCAGTACTTAGAAACCCGCAAATTTTCTGCAGAAGAAATCGCCCGCATTTTTGGGGTGCCCGCTTCTATGATTGGCGCAAAGGATGGCATCAAGTCTAGCGTCGAGCAGGAATATCAAGACTTTTACGCTCGCACCTTGGCGTCCTATGCGATTAACATCGAGCAGGAAATGGCCCGCAAGCTGTTAACAGAAAATGATAAGTTGACTTATTACTTTAAATTTAATTTCAACTCACTATTGAGGGCCTCCGCTAATGAGCGCGCAGACTATTACAATAAAGGCATTCGCGGCGGTTGGCTCTCGAGGAATGAAGCCCGCATGTTTGAAGATGCAAACGGATTCAATGGCGGTGATGAATACCTAATCGAAAGCAACCTAATGCCATCGAGCAAAATCGATGCGTACATGGATGCAAAGATTGCACAACTAATGAGCACCGCCGACAAGAATAACAACCCAGAGGGAACCAATAATACAGAAGTAATCTAATGAAACAAGAAAGGCGCACATTTACGGGCACCGTTATAGCCAGATCAGAAGGCGAGAACATGCCGAAAGAAATCGGAGGTATCGCTGCGGTGATCAACTCTGTAACCGATTTGGGATATTTTGAGGAGGTGATCGAGCGCGGTGCGTTTGACAATGCTTTAAATAAAGAGTATGACATCCGCTGTTTGTTTAACCATGAAGCCGAGTTAATTCTGGGCCGTACAAAAGCAAACACTTGCAATGTCTTTGTGAATGCCGATGGAAACCTTGAGTATACTTGGGTGCCGGATTATGAGAACCCTACACATATGAGCGTTGTGCGTTCTATTATGCGCGGCGACATTACGCAGAGCTCATTTGCTTTCACAATCAAAGAACAGAAGTGGAGCGAGTCTACCAAATACGGAAGTATGGGCAAGCGCACAATCACAATGATTGAGGATCTGTACGACGTTTCACCTGTTACTTATCCCGCATACATTGACACGGAAGCCGATGCTCGCAGCATTGTTGCCTTGCGTGATCAAGAGCAAGAAATCGAAGAAGCCAAAAGAAGCCAAGCCTCTGCCGATGTTTTGAAATTGGCTTTACTTAGATACGAAAACCTTTAAACAAAAAATAAAATCATGAATAAAATTAAAGCATTGAAAGAAGAGCGCGGCCGCCTGTTGGGCGAGTTGTCTAGCTTGCAAACCACAATCGAAAAAGAAGCCAGATCTATGGCTGATTCTGAAACCAATCGCTTAAGCGAAATCGAAGCCCGTTTGGGTGCGATCAAAGCTGAGGTTGAAACCTTGGAGAAATTGCAAAACTTGGCAGCCCAAGCCGCTGGCCATTCTGCAAGCCGTTCAGAAGAAAAAGAAAAAGAAAACATGGCGAAAGATTACTCTTTCAAACGTGCTATGAACATGGCCATCACTGGCCGTCGTGAAGGTGTTGAAGCTGAATTTTCTAGTGTTGGTTCTGAAGAGTTCCAGCGTTCAGGTGTTTCTGTTTCTGCTCACTCTATCAAAATCCCTTCTGAGGTTTTCAAGCGTGACATGTCTGCTACCGGTGGTACTTCAGGTTCTGAAGGTGGTGTAAACGTTCAAACTTCTGTTGGTTCAATCATTGACGTGTTGCTTCCTAAAACTGTATTGAATGGTTTGGGTGTTCAGCGTTTGTCTGGCTTGGTTGGTAACTTGGATATGCCAACTGCTAGCACTACACCATCTGCCGGTTGGAATACTGAAAACGGATCTGCTACTGAAAAGAGCCCTGCTTTCAGCAAAATCACTTTCAGCCCTAAGCGTTTGGCTGCTTACATTCAGGTTTCAAATCAGTTGATGCTTCAATCTTCTAACAGCATTGACGCTTACGTGCGCAACTGGTTGTTGAACGCAATGGCTCAATCTTTGGAAGCTGCTGCTATCAAAGGTGGTGGAACTAACGAGCCTACCGGTATCATTGCAAACAGCAATGTAAACGTAACCTACGCAGGTGGTGCAACTTCAAACAGCACTAACGCTAACGGTATCGCTCCAGTATGGGCTGACGTTATCAACTTGATGAAAGCCATCGAGAACAGCAACGGCACAATGATCAATTACTTGACTAACCCTAAAGTAAAAGCTGCTTTGCAGACTATCCCTCGCCAGTCTTCAGGCGTTGAAGGTAACTTTATTTGGCCTGCTGGTGGTTCTGAGTTGAACGGTTACAACGCAGCCACTACCACTTTGGTTCCTAGCAACTTGAGCAAAGGTACTTCTAGCACTTTGTCTGCACTTATCGCGGGTGACTTCTCCCAATTGATGGTTGCGAACTGGGGCGGATTAGAACTCACAGTAGACCCATATAGCGGCGCAACTGCTGGCTTGACCAACGTTGTGTTGAACGCTTACATGGATGTAAACTTGTTGCAGCCTACTGCCTTCGCAGTTTGTAAGGACATCGTAGCCTAATGCCCTGCCCGCTTGGGGGCGTTAAAGTTCCAAGTGCCGGGGGTGATCTTGACTGCATCGCCCCTGGGCCAATATGAAAGTGAGATTTACAGCGAACCCTACAGGCAAATTTAATTTGAGTTACAACGTAGGCGATGAAGTGATTATTGAAACCAAGCAGGCCATGCTTTTAATTGAGGGTGGTGTTGCTGAAGAGATTGCAGTATTGACGCCAACTAAAAAGAAGGCAAAGCCAGTGAACCCTGAAACCGAACTAGACGCCGAATAAAATGTTTATAAGCCGCAGATATACCGCCTTTGCAAATGTTGCAACCGATTACTTAAGTTTAGCGGATGCAAAGAGCCATTTGCGTGTAACTTCGTCATCCGATGACACCTACATTTCGGGGCTTATCTCGATGGCAATTGAGGCCTGCAGTAATTATTTGGGCTACTCGATTCGCAAAGGAACTGCTAAATATGGCTTTGACTCATTTACGGGCATGCCTGCGCTCGTGAATCCAGTGAATGGACTCAATATACCTTCGGGGAATTATCTGCGTTTAAACACGCGCTGCTTGTCTGTTGTATCTGTTAGTTATGTGAACGACTCGCAGGCTGTTGCCGCTTTCGATTCTAGCCAGTGGTTGGTTTCGCCTGACCCAATGGGCAGTTATTCAAGAAATATCTTTTTTGAAGATACGCCAAGCTCAATTACTGACGACGTTATTAAGTACATTGTTGAAATTACAGAAGGGTTTAACCCTGTTGGAACGTCATCTGTTGACCCCGACACAATATTCCCGGCAACTATTAAGCACGCGGCGCTTCTGTTGGTTGCTCAGTACTACGATAACAGGCAGGCAATCATTACAGGAACCATTCAAACCGAAATGAGCCTAGGCTTTCACTACCTACTCGATCCGTACAAAATCCAAATAATGATCTAATGAATGCGGGTTTAATGGATGTACTGGTGAGCCTGCAGAGCTACACCGAAACGACAGACACAAACACTGGCGAGAAACTGCAGACTTGGACTGAATACGCAACCGCCTGGGCTCAGCGTGTTGAGCAGGAAAGCGGAAGCGAAAACGTGAACGCCGACAGGCGAGAACATAAACAGATTGTATTCTATACGATCCGCTACAATTCTGCGGTAGGTGTTAAGCATAGAGTCGTTGACGATAACGGAGCGCACAACATTGTTAACATAGCAAATTTGCAGCGCAACCTATATTTGAAATTGCAAACCGAATTAACGCAATAATGGCAAACAAGCGCGAGATAAAAATGGACGGCCTTGCTGAAGTTATTGCAGCATTGGAAAAAATGGGCGTTGATGTCAAGTCTGAGAAACTTCAGAACATGATAAAAAAAGAATCTCAGTGCATTATTGACACGGCCAAAAGCTTGGCACCTGTCAAGACTGGCAACATGCGCGATTCAATTGGCTTCATTACCAAAATGGATAAGGATAACAGGGAGCGTGTATTGATTGGATTGAGTGGTAATTATTACAATCACTATTTAGGCGTCATGTTTGAATACGGAACCGCTCCACGTATACAAGAAAAAACTGGAAGGTACACGGGCGAACTCGGAACACAGCGGGCATTCATGCGCCCTGCAATGGACCAAAACAGAAACCGTGTAATCGAAGGTATTAAAAAAGGCGTTGATCAAATCATTGCCGATTTAGCAAAGAAAAATAACTTAATATATAAATAACCATGGCAACTACTGGACCAGTAAACGGCACGCTTATAAGCATCTATAAAGATGT